CCCATCGCTTTGCAGCCTAAACTTAGCTACACCGTTGTAAGCAAACGTGAGGTTTGTTCCACTTGCAACGATTGTCCAGCTTTGCGTACCACCATTGATGGTGACAGTTCCTGTCGTGGTCGGGCTTGAAAGCGTGGGCGTTGTCAGGGTTGGGCTTGCAGATGGGGCCTTGGTGTTGATCTGAGTCTGTATGGCGCTGGTAACGCCATTAACAAAGTTAAGTTCCGCAACAGTTGTTGTTGCAACGGCAACTTTCCCGGAAGCATCTGAGGCAAGGGCGCGGGATGCTGTAAGGTTGCTGGTGGTAATGGTCGTAGCGCCGCCAGTGATAGTTGCCTGACCCCCAAGGTTTGAAAGAGCAGTGGCCGCGCTGGAGGCCCCCGTACCGCCATCTGCAATGGCTAGGTCAGTGATGCCAGTGATAGTACCCCCAGTGATCGCCGGGCTACTCATGGACAGGAAGGATGTAAAGTCAAACACAGAAGAAGTTGCACCGATACCGTTGGTGTAGATCATCTTTGACTGGCCTGCGGTAATAGACACGGTAGCGCCCGAGCCCTGCGACATAATCACAGTCTGGTTAGAGTCGTTCTTGATAAAGTAAATCTTTTCCGCCGTTTGCGGAGTGATGCTAACAGTAGTTGTGCCCCCCGGGGTGCCTGTAAAAGTCACAACGAGGTTCTGGCCCTCGGATACGGACCCGTTTGTAGTTGCTAGAGCATACGTGGTTGTGGTTAGCGCAATCGACGCAGAGCCGTTTACGAGGGTGTCAATAATATCGAAGTTGATGTTGGCTGTGACGCCCCAGCTACCGCTAAGCTCGCCAGTGCCCGGTTTTGTGATACCGCCATTAGTGGTGTATGTACTCGGCATAGTTCGTCACCTTATGTCGCTACTGGGGACCAAATAGGGCTTTGGTTAGGAGTTACGTCACTATACCCTGTAGAAGTAGCTGGGACAACACCTACGTAGTTTGGGTTCTGCCCCGGAACAACTTGCCCCCAAACAAGCGCATTACCGACACGCCCGAAGGCAACCAACCCAGTGACCAAGACGTTTATATTTAGGTAGACCGTTACCGTTCCAGTAGCGCCAGTGGCGGACACACCTGTGACCGGGACGTTTAAGTTTAGGTATATCGTGACCGCACCAGCTTGACCCGTAGCAGCTACGCCCGTGACGGGAACTTGTGCCTTGGCAACGATAGATACACTGCCCACCGCACCAGTGGAGAATACCCCAGTGACAGGGACTACTGCCTTGGCAACGACAGTGACGGAGCCGACCGCGCCAGTAGCGGAGACACCAGTAACAGGAACCTGTGCCTTCGCCACAACGGTTACAGCGCCGACCGAAGCGGTGGCAGACAGGCCCGTCACAGGGACATTTATGTTCAGGTATACAGTTACCGTGCCAACCTGCCCTGCGGCGGCAACGCCCGTGACCGGGACTACCGCTTTGGCGGCGACCGTGACTGCGCCTACCGAAGCGGTGGCGGATACTCCAGTGACAGGAACCTGTGCCTTGGCTACGACAGTGACTGATCCGACCTGACCAGTGGCTGAGACACCTGTGACGGGAACCTGCGCTTTCGCAACGACAGTTGCAGAGCCAACCGCACCAGTAGCGGAGACGCCCGTGACTGTAGTTGATACGTTTTGAATAGCCGTGACAGTTACAGCGCCAACCGCACCCGTGGCGGAGACACCTGTGACGGGTACATTCAATCTTAGGTAGACTGTCGCGGTTCCAACTTGCCCTGTGGCTGCAACACCTGTGACGGGAACTTGCGCTTTGGCTGCTACAGTGACGGAGCCGACTGCGCCAGTGGCGGAGATACCCGTGACAGGAACTTGTGCCTTACCAGTAACAGTGACCGTTCCAACCTGCCCTGTGGCGGATACCCCAGTTACGTATATGGGGATGACAGCTGTGGCAGTGCCAACCTGACCAGTGGCTGAGACACCCGTGACAGGAACCTGTGCCTTGGCTACGACAGTGACTGATCCGACCTGACCAGTGGCTGAGACACCCGTGACAGGAACCTGTGCCTTGGCTACGACAGTGACTGATCCGACCTGACCAGTGGCTGAGACACCCGTTGTAGATACAGATACATCAACCCTAGTAGAAACTGTGACGCTTCCCACGGAACCCGTAGCCGAAATACCTGTGACGGGTACATTCAATCTTAGGTAGACTGTCGCGGTTCCAACTTGCCCTGTGGCTGCAGCCCCTGTGACGGGAACTTGCGCTTTGGCTGCTACAGTGACTGATCCGACCTGACCAGTGGCTGAGACACCCGTTGTAGATACAGATACACCAACTGTAGTAGAAACTGTGACGCTTCCCACGGAACCTGTGGCCGCTACCCCAGTGACAGATACTGATACGCCCGGGTCTACGTATCGGATAACGATGTAGCCGTCCCCGCCTTTGCCAGAGCCACTCCCGGCTAGGGGGCGACCACCACCACCAGACCCACCCCCAAGCCCATCAGTTCCGGGGAGAGATGGAGTCGTTGCGGTTCCGGTAACAACACCAGCACTGCCGCCGCCCGAACCGCCAGCTCCGGGAGTATTACCCGAAGCTCTTGCTGCGCCACCGCCGCCGCCGCCGTACACTGTAGCAGTTGCAGATACAAAAGTGAGGCTAACACCAGCGCCGCCAGCACCGCCAACAGTAGCACTTGATGCCCCACCAACGGCACCTGCGCCGCCGCCGCCGCCAGCCGCGCCAGAGGCTGTTGCTGCGCTTCCCCCATAGCCTTGGACACCAGAAGTTCCAGTTCCTCCAGTACCCGCAGTAGTTAATACACCACCGCCGCCGCCGCTGCCTCCGGGTTCACCATTACGACTTGCGGCAGCCCCAGCGCCACCGCCACCGCCACCAGAGCCGGTATATGAGGTTGGAAATACTATCCTAGATTGTGTTCCAGTAGTACCTAGCTGCCCGGAAGAAGTACCGCCCGCGCCGCCAGCGCCAATCCGTACTTGGTAAGCCCCTGCTGGGACCGTAATAGGTGATCCAATGTTTCTGAGAACACCACCCCCGCCGCCGCCACCTCCAGCGCTAGTTGCCGCAGTGCTTGCGGTTCCTCCAGACCCGCCGCCACCAATTATGAGGTATTCAATAGTTGTTATGGTGGTGAGGGCAGTAAACGTAGAAGTGCCAGCAAACTCATGGACAAAGTAATCTACTCCAGAGATGTTTACCCTCGAAACCCAACCACCAGTGGCATATGGGCTATTAGCTGCGCCAACCTGCCCTACCGAGCCAGTAGCGCTAACACCGACAGGCCCCGCAGTACCCGTGGGATATCGAATGATGACAACGCCGTCACCACCCTTACCTGATGTGTAAGTAGCGCCAGTACCGCCAGAGCCGCCACCAAGACCGTCAGTTCCAGCGCCAGCGCTACCAATCCATTGTCCGGTTCCGCCACCGCCAAGCCCCGCATCGCCAGTAAGGCCTCCATATCCGCCACCGCCGCCACCGCCAGCGTAATAAGTGGAAGTGCTGGTAGCAAACGTGAACGCAAGGCCGTCCCCGCCTTTTCCTCCCTTTGCTGTAGTTGCAGCACCGCCAGCGACTCCAGCGCCGCCGCCGCCACCTCCGTTTGACGTAAGAGCTGCGCCAATGACCCCAGCGCCACCAGCGTTACCCTGACCAGAAGGGGATACAGCGCCCCCCGAACTTGCGGTCCCGGAAGTAGCGCCCGCGCCGCCACCGCCTGAACCACCTGAGCCACCGGAAGACGGGCCAACATTGGTTACAGCGCCGCCTCCCCTGCCGCCGCCAGCCGCAGACAGGCTATTAAATGTTGATGCTGACCCGGCGGTTCCAAGGGACGAACCAGCCCCGCCAGCACCTACGACAATTGCATAGGTAGCTGCCGTAAGAGTTATTGGGCTTCCTACGTTGTTGAGTAGTCCACCAGCGCCGCCGCCACCACCCCAGCCAGCGTTACCAGCAGTGCCACTACCAGAAGCAGCGCCGGAGCCGCCACCGCCGACCATGAGGTATTCAATATCGCTGCCACCAGTGGTGACGACAAAGTTACCCGCTGTTGTAAATGTGTGTACCCTGTACGGCGTCCCGTTAATAGAAACATTGGTTATCGTACCGCCAGTGGCTACAGTCATATCACTCTACCGGGATGTCAGGTGGCGGAGGGGCCACGAAGCCATCAGCTTCGGTCCAAGTGTATCCTATCGCAGGGTACTGATCCATGCTTTGGACTTCCACCCAGTTTTCTGGGAAGAAGTCTGGATTTGCTGCAATATAGTCAGGTTCAGCCCTGATAACAGCATCTACAATGCCATCAACTACCCTTGCGAAGTATCCAGTGGACATGGCAGTGTCACCTTATGCAATCCGAATGATGGCGTTGGTTGCGTCAGCAGTTGGGAACACAATGGTGAAGTCACCAGCGGTCGAGGTCTTATCCGCACCGAAGTCCAAGACAACAACGGTCGGGTTGGTCAAGCCAGCCGAAGAAGTCGTGTTGGGGGTGGTGTTGTAGATCAACGCGCCACGGGCAGTGATCGTCGCCGTGGTGAAGGTGATGTCTGCAAAGTCAGTGAACGCAGTGGTCCCTGAGTTCGTTGCAGTGATGTTGGTCAACGTGCCGCCGCCAGCAGCGTAAGAACCAGAAGCACCCACTTCGTTGGTCGCGGTATATGCCGTGGTCGCAGCGGTGAACGATGCGGTGTTGGTGTACAAAGCCAACTTGAACGCATCACCCGTGGTGAGCGTGAAGTCGTGACAACCTTTCAAGAGTTCTGTCTTGAAAGAAGTACACATGAAGTTTCCGGTAAACGCCATTCTAGAGCCTCCTGATTAGGTCAGCGAGGTCATCATGACCCGCATCTTTGAGAGCATTATATACTGTGGTGCGGTCACTGGCTATAGCCTCACGCATATAGATAGCAACGACCCGTTCGATGTGGTTTTTGAACGCCAGAGCTTGTTCACGGATAGCCAAAGGGGCCGTATCCGCCACAGACATCAGACGATCCGCACAACGTGCGGCAACTTCTTCCGGCGTGAAACCACGCCCAGTCGTCGTGTGAACTTGCACTAGCGGGGTATCCCGCGGAAGGTTCATAAATCCAGAGTTCATGTGTTGGTCCTGATTTGTCCATCGCGGTAGTCATCGCGTTTGCCACGTACATCAAGCATACCAAGGTTCATCAACGCTGCCTGATACCGTTCAGCATAGGTAGCCATCAAGTCTTGGTCGCCCTTCATGAAAGTATAAGCTTCTATAAGGCTTCCGTACAAGAGTGCAGCTTCAGCATTTTCGCCCAGCCACGAGGTTTCGGAGTCAACGATGGACGGCGGATCGTAGAAGTAGTGCAGCTCGACTTGGTAGTTGGCATCGGGGGTCGGGCCCAAGATGAAGTTACCGTAGGTAGACACAGGACCATCACCGTCGAATTGTGCGTAATACTTAGGAAGCCCGGTCACAGAGGGTGACGGGTAAGCCTCACGCATGAAGTTCACATCTTTGTCGATCAAGTATTGATAGTTCCCATCGCCATCAATGACAGCGATGGAGAACACCGTAAGGAAGTCGGTAGGACGAGCGAGGTATTTGTTCCCGCTCGTCAGAGAGCCTGTGACGTTCTTCCGCAGTTCGGGGATCATCACCGACCGATAGATACGCTCCTCAGTCTGGCGAACGAACGTAGGGATGTTATCCACAAACGTGGTTTCGTTGTTTTCAGTGTAATCCTGAATAGCCTGTTCGAGTTGCGTATAGTTCATGATTTAGTACGATCCCGTGAAGCGTTTGCCGCGAACGGCTGCGCCAGTACCACGCATAGTCCCGCCGCCAGCTTTCTTCACCGCGCCGCCCATAGCCATCTTCTTGGGTGCATCGTGCTTCTTGTCGGCAGCAGATGCCTCGTGCTGCTTCATGGTCATGCCAGCCTTCTTAGCCATGGCCTTGTCTTCACGCATATCCTTGGCGGAGCCTTCTTTCATTTTCACGACACCACCTTTTTTCATTGTAGGGGAGGATATACCATACTCCATTATGGTATTTGCTACGCCACTAAGCGAATCGCCCGCTTTCTTTAGCGCTTTTTCGAAGAACCCTTGCTTAGCAGGCATACCCGCAGGGCTGTCAGGACGAACACCAAAACGAGGTTTTTTATACGCGGGAAGGCTAGCGGGAACCCCCGGGCGGTCGCCACGAGTGGTGGTTTTTGCAGAACCCGGCATACCTCCGGGAGTACCCGGGCGATCCCCACGAGTAGTGGTTTTAGCGGACCCCGGCATACCTGAAGCGGTGCCAGCGGCGTAGCCACCGCGACCAACAACTTTGGAGTCTAATTTTTTAGCGGGCATACCCGCGGCGTTTCCAGCGGCGTAGCCACCGCGACCAGCAACCTTGGAAACAAACGGGCGCTTAGGCGGGCGCGGGCTCGAAGTAGGCGCGTCAGGAATACCAAGATCGGCGGGGCGCTTCTTGGGCTTTTGATCCGCAGTGGGCGATTTGTCGGCGGATTTGGGCTTTGCTTTAGGAGCATCCGCCTTGGGGGCAGCGGCTTTGGGAGCCTCAACTTTAGGGGCGTTACGCGCCTTTTTCTCAGCCTTGGTGAAGAAACGGCGGGTCATGTTTGTGCCATCTTCGGGTTGGTTCTCCATTGGAACCCACTCAAAGTCCACGCCTTCTTTGTAGTTGTCGTCAGAATCTTTAGCCATGATGGCCTCCTTACGAAGTAGTTACGGTTACAGTTCCCACTGAGCCTACCATATATTGAATAGGATTCCCAACAGGGTTCCAGCCCCACAGAGCGTTTGCTGCGGCTTCGGCTGTATCAGGACGCGGGTCTTTCAGAGCCTGCGGATCATTGATCTTAAGACGCCCAATAAAGAGCTGCGGGTGATCTGGATCGACCACATCTTTCCCGACACGGAACCCTGTACGCCGACCGTTGCGAATCTCCCAGACAAGCTCGCTCAGTGGGTAACGAAACCCAGTGAGGTCACAAAATCCAAAAGCCTTACTACCACGGGCGTATGCGGGCATATCAGTTACCTAGCATCATGGTGTTAAACGGGGTGAACATGACCGAAGAACGGTCACGATCTTCTTCTGCGGCAAGCTCAAACTGTTCGTCGTAGACAGCCTTAAGCATGGGGACCAAAGCTTGGGACTTGGGTTTTTTCATGGCGATGTAATACGCCAAACCTGCCACGAGGGCAGGCACAAAGCGTGGAGGCACAGAGGTCGTGTCACCGCCAATACCCGAAGCCAGACCGTCAATCCCTTTGAGGCGGTAGTAGGCAACTGTATACGGCTGTGTGTTATCTGGCACGGGCCACAGGGTAAATGTGGTGCTTGTAGCAAGACGCTGCACGAAGATTTGCGTGGGACGCCCCGTGATCAGCTTGTTGGTCTGCTGCGAGTAGGTTGATACGCTGATGCGCTCTAGGTAGGTGTCTACCTGCGATGTACCTGTTCCTGTACGTAGCTGATGTTCAATCAAGTCAATCGTACCCGTAGGGAGCGTATAAGTTGCAGTGCCTGCGGTAAGAACCTGCGTACCAGACTCGATTGTGAACAGGTTTAGGCCACGGTTCTGCCACTCTAGGGTAAGCAGGTTGAGGCTACGGCGGGCTGTCTTCAGGTCGTAACCCGACTGCATTTCGAGGCCAGCACGTTCATAGGCTTCCTCGAACAGCTCCGGCAGATCAGGCACGATAACAGCCATGGTTACTTCCTACTCATCTTATCCGCGATGCGGCTTTTACTTCTTAGGCTTTCTTAAGCTTACGACCAATCATGCCGGGCCGCTTCTCCAATGGGACGGGGGGCGTCTTGTTAAGCTTACCGCCAGCCAAGTAGCCTTTGGTGTTCATCATGCCGCGGCCCATCGCTT